TTTTGGGCATAATAATTTAGTTAAAAAACTAAGAAACATGTCTACATATGAATCAGATAAATTAATTATTGATAATTGGAATAAAACCGTACATAAAAAAGATACAGTATATGTTCTAGGAGATATAACCATGGAAAATCCATCTACTATAGAAGATTATTTAAGTCAATTACATGGAACTATACGTGTTATAGGAGGGAATCATGACACTAGGATATGTTGTAGGAAAATAATGGATTTAGGTATAATTATGATGGGTTGTATGGAATATAAAGGATTTATTTGCACTCATATACCTATTCATCCTAGAGAGCTACAATTCTATAGAGGGAATATTCATGGACATGTTCATAAAAATGGACGACATGAAGATGAAGAGGCATATAATATTAAAAATGGATATTTTAATGTTTGTTGTGAATTTATAAATTATACACCAATATTATTTGACGACATTGTTAAGCAATTTGAGAATATAAGAAAAAAGTAAAAAATAATTCAAATTATTATCAATTTAAAAATATTTTATTATGAAAACATACTATTTTGCTTATGGTAGTAATAAAGATGTCGATCAAATGATTTCTAGATGTGGAAAATCAAATTTTAAATTAATTTCTAAAAAAGCTTATATAGAAAATTATTCAATTACATTTGATAAAGAATATAATGGATTTTCTGTTGCTAATATCAGAGATTCTAATGAAAAAGTATTTGGATATTTATATGAAATAAATAGAAAAGCATTAGATGCTTTAGATTATTTTGAAGGAAAATCTTGGAATGGGCATTATGATAGAATTGTAGAAAAAGTATTTGTTAATACTCCAAGTAAAACATATTCTGAATCTAAAAAAGAATATTTTGCTCAAACATATGTTTATCAAGGACCTTCAATGGAAATAAAACAAATATCTAAAGAATATTTTAATAAATGTAAATTTAATAATGATATAAAAATGATGATTAAATATGGAAAATATTTAATTTGAAAAATATAAAAAAAATAAATATTATTAATATAATATTTATTAGGCCATGTAGCTTAAAGGTTTAGAGCAATTGACTGTTAATCAATAGGTTGGGATATCGTAATTCCCCATGGCCGCAACATTAAGTCTTATAGTGTAATGGTAACACGTCAGATTTTGGTTCTGAAATTTTAGGTTCGAGTCCTAATAAGACTACTAAAAATTTAATATTATGAACAAATTTAAAAAAGGAGATTATATTATATTAAAACATCCTAATTTAGCATATAGTGAAGAAGATGAAGAATTAAATATATATATTGATTATAGAAGATTATATAATAAATATAAAAATAGAAGACATAAAATAATTTCTGTAGACGAAGATTCTTGTCAAATTTACATAGACAGTATTCCACACACCTTTTATTTTAATGAAATTACATTAGCAAAACCAAATATTATTAATAAAATAAAAGTATCATGAACGAACTATCAGAATATGAAGACAAATGGTATTGGGAAGATCCATATTGGGAAGATAAATCAATAGAATATTAAAACCATGAAATTAACCAATAGTGAATACATTGCTTTTCGTAAGCAAGTTAAAGAAACATTACAAGAATTTCCTATGTTAAGAAAGGGGCAAGTAATGTTTAATGTTTTATATGAAATAAGACAAGATATCGCAGAAAATGTAAGATCTACTGATTTAGATCCATTTTATGACGATAATAAAATTCCACAATTTATAAAATACATTAGTGAATGAATGAAGAGGAAGAAAAGCCTAAGATTCTTTATGATGGAGACATAAAAGGAAGAGTTAAAGTCAAAGTAAATGATTTTACTTTTCTTTTTTGTTGGCCTGATAGAGAAGAAAAAGCTAAAAAGAAGTATGCAAAGTACTTCAAAAAGAAATTTATTAAGTATTAATTAACATGCCAGCAAAAGTAACAGCAGAAGACAGGAAGAAGCATGCCACACTATCAGGTGGTAGATTCCCAATTAAAAATGCATCTCAAGCAAGATCAGCATTAAAATTGAGAGGCCATACTAAAAACGCAGCTGAAAGACGTAAAGTCATTAATAGAGCAGCTAAGTTTTTACCTGGAGCAGCGGCTAAGGCTAGAAAAGCTGATTCTGGAAAGAAAAAGAAATAATGAAAGAAATAGATGAATGAACTAGAATTACAATCTAGAATTAATGAAATATACACATTAATAGATGGATTAGAAAAGAATTCATTTGAGGTTTCTAATAAGCCATTTGGAGATAAACCAGTAAATATTAATTTCTTATTTTCATTTATTGGAATAGATAAAGATAAGGTTATTAATGGTTTATTTAACGAGGCTGAAAAATTAAAAAGTTTATTAAATGCCAAAAACAAACGACATTGTACAGGATGTGTACTCTTTAATAGATGAAGACAGATTTGAAGAGGCTGAAGAACAACTAGAATACATGACCACTAGTGAGTTAACATCTTTGTTTAATTATTTAACAACTGTATGTCCTAATAATAGGCTTATGAAAGTTGTTGAAGAAGAGATTAGCGCAAGAACAATCTCTATGATGCCTGATGAATATAATCCAGGTGACGAATATCAATTTTTTGAATAAATGAAAAAATATGTAAAGATTATTTTAGTAATTTTATTCTGTATATTTTCTTTAAATGTATCTAATACAAATATTGAAAATATGGAAGTTAATTATACTACAGAATTTAATTACGAAGAATATATTGATACATATATAGATTCATTAGACTTAAAATACGATCATCAAAGAGAGTTTTTTAAGAAATTCCTTCCTATTATTTATCAGGAAAGCTACAAACCTAGTATAGCTACTGCTCAATCAATTTTAGAATCAAATTGGGGAAGATGCTCGTTATCTAAACACAATAATTTATTTGGTGTAAAAGGTAATGATGTTTATTATTCAACACAAGAATGTGTCGATGGAACTTTCTATAAGACAAAATTAGGATTTAGAGAATTTGATTCTATACATCAACAAATTAAATACCATAATGAAAAATGGGCAAAAGAAATGCAAAATATGACTATAGATGAATGCATTGATTATTTATCTAAAAAGAATTATGCAACAGACCCTAATTATGGTAAAAAAATAAAACGTATTATAAAACAATATAAACTAGAAGAATTAAATGAAAATATTACTACTAGGAAATAGTGGCTCTGGGAAAGATTTCGCTGCAAAACTTTTTGAATTAAGTGCAAGAATATATAGTATAAGAAATAATTATGTATACAGTAGATATTCTGCTAAAGAATATATCAAACATATTATTGAAACATTAGAAAATCAAGAAGATGTTGGTGTATTTACAAAAGAAAGATTTGCACAACCAGTAAAAGATTTTATACATCAAACATTTAAAATACCGTATAGAATATTAAATTCTTCTGCTAAAGATAGTTATAAAATTACGATAAAAGGAGAAGAAACTACTTTGCGTAAACTAATAATTAAAATTAGTGAAGAGTTTAAAAATATTTTTGGTGAAGACATTTGGGTAGACACCCTTCTAAAATACACTGATAAAAACAAAGATTGGCGTATTATTGTAGATGGTAGATTTCCAAATGAATTTGCTAGAGCCAAAAAACAAGGTTTTATAACTATTAAAATAGAAAGTAGGAAAGAAAATAAAACTGATTTTGGCTTAAATAAAATAAGCGAAATACCGGAATATAAGATTGATTATATTCTGGATAATAATGAATCTCAATTATCTCTATTTAAGAAAATATATAGAATCTATGAGTCAGAAATTAAAAAAGAGAATGATAACGCTTAAAACGTTGTCATTACCTAATCAATTTTTTGTTTTAGTCAAAGATTATATTTCTAGTCAGGAAATAATTTTTGATCATAATAAGAGAAAAGAATTTGAATGTTTTCTTAAAGAGATAAAGTACGTTGCTGGATTTGAAATAAGACAAGATTTAAATCTAATAGCAATGTGGTTGGCTGGAGGAATTCCTCAGTCAATGTATCAATATAAAATAAATCTGGAGAATGGTGGTAAAACCACATATCCTAGAAAATATGATTTCTTTGCAATAGATATAAAATATCTGCATAGATTTCATAAAAGAAATTTAGCATTAAGATATGCTGGAGCAAACATAAATGTTCCTCAATTATACCAACAAATTCCAAAATCTTTTGATGATAAGTTTATTCAAGATTCTCTTCATTCATGCATGATAGATGTAAATATCATTCATAATATTTTGGAATATAGCATTGGAATGATTAAGGCTAGAAGAGATATGTCTAAAGATTTCAAGATGTATCTACTAGACAATTCAGCAAGTAGAATTGCAGATAAAGTTTTAAAAGCAGAATATATATATAAATCAGCCTCTAGTATAGATACTAAATTGTTTCATCCAATATCTAAATCAGAAGATAATGATTTAAAAAAGTCGATTAAGATAAAGGACTTAATAGACCCTCGTATTTATTTTGATAAATATGATTTAAATAACTTTTTTGAAGATATTAAGGAGAATACGTTAGCTGACAAATATGAATATTCTATAAAAATAGGAGATACGGCATATAGATTTAAATCAGGTGGATTGCATTCTATAGATACCCCACAAATATTTGAATCTGACGCTGAAAATGTCTATATAAATATAGACGCTTCTTCTTTTTATGCAACGTTATTAACTGAGTTAAATATTACTCCAGCTAATCTAAATAGCGAGATTTTTCAAAATGCAATAAAAAAACTTTTAGATTCTAGAATCAAAAACATCAATGATGAAGAGAAATCTAAATTATATAAAGATGTTTTAACTTCTATAATTGGGAAATTTATTTCTACTAACTCTTGGTTGTATGATCCTAAATCATACTATAAAATAACGATTAATGGACAACTAATTATGTTGATGCTAATATCGTTATTAGAAGAAAATGGTTTAAAAGTAGTATATTGTAACACTGATGAATTAGTGGTTAAAACGCCGCGTAACAGAGTTTCTTTCTTTATTGATCTAATAGATGCATTTCGTAAAAATAACACGAATATAAAGTTTAAAACAGAATTCTGTGTTAAATTCATAGTTAAGGAGTCAACGAATACATTGAGACTTTTCTATGGGGATAAAGTAAAAAGAACAGGAATTTTTGATTATTCTTTGTGGGTTACGAAAAAACTAAATGCACCTATTGTCTCTAAGGCATTAGAACAAATACTGCTTTATGGAGTTGATATAGATGAATTTTTTGAAAACAACAAAAAAGTATATGATTATTGTTATAGCGTTAACATAAACAAAGAACAAGTATTAAAAGTATCTGGCATATATGATGGCAAAATATTAGTGAATACATTAAAAAATGATTTTGTAAGATATTACATAACTAATAAAGGGGGTTATTCGCTAATACTAGATGATGCTGGAAAAGAAACTGTCATATCTAAAGATAAGATAAAGATAGCAAATAATATTTACTCCTCATATGCTAACGACATTGACGTTAATTATTACAAAAAAGAAGTGAACAAGATTCTAGAGTTATTTAAAGTTAAACAATTAGAATTATTTTAATGGAAATAGTACCATAATGGAGCTTACGGAACGAGAGATTGATTTTCTTGAGTTCTTAAAAAAAGGAAATAAAATTCGTCTTATAGAGATGAATAATAATGGAATCGTCAGAATATTATCTGATTCTATCGAAGTAGTTGGATTTGATCATCAAAAATTCAGAAGCAATGATAAATTAGATAAATGTTTTGACGATTTCTATTTTACATATCCTCGAATGGTAGAGGGTAGAGTTTTAAGAACTTCAGCAAAAAACACTTCATTCTATAAAAAGATGAAGATTAAATTCAAACAGAAAATACCAGCTGAAGATTATGATAAAGTTGTAATAGGACTTAGAAAAGAATTAGAAATCAAAGAAAAAGAAAACAATCTAAGATTCCTACAAGGAATGGAAACATATATTAACCAATGTACATATGAAAAATACCTAAATTTAGAAGAGTCTGAAACGACTAGTAATTCCTCTTCAGCTGGTTTTTATATAGAAACTACAGAAACAGGAATTGAGTTATAAATTTTATAGAAGTGCTTTAAATAAGGTTTTTGATGGTCTAGTAGGTAAGAACAAAGGTGTTCCAACCTCATCAAGAATGCTTAATAAATGGATTACTAACATACAAAAAGAAAGGATTTATATAATATCTGGATCATCTGGTTCTGGCAAAACATCTTTTGCTAATGAATTATATGTGTTTTCGATGTTTGATGAATATATTAAACATGATAAAATTAAACCAGAGATTATATATTTCTCTTTTGAGATGACGAAAGAAAACTTAATAGGAAAATTGATCTGTAGATGGTTGTATAGCAATTATAATATTGTAATATCACCAAATAAATTATTTTCTTATGGAGATAATAAATGTCCTCAAAAAATAATCGACATTGTAAAACAAGAAGACTGTCAAGAGTATATCTCTAAATTTGAAGAGGTAACGAAAGTCTATGATATTTCAATGGGAGTAGATGAAATAGTTAGTGTATTAGATGAGATAGGTAAAAAGAACGGAGAAAGAAAAGAAAAAGATAATGGATTTAAAACTTATGTAGAATATGAAGAAAAGAAACATGTTCTTGTAGTTATAGATCATGCAGCTTTAGTTAAGTTGTCACCTGGTAAAAGTAAAAAATCTACTATAGATGATTTAACACCCCACTTAATAAGAGTTAGAAAACAATATAAATTTTCTATTGTAGTACTCCAGCAACTTAACAGAAACATTTCGTCTACCGACAGATTAAAACTTGATCAAATGCTTCCAAATGACGCTGACTTAAAAGAAACGTCAGATTTATATGATGCATGTGATGTATGTTTAGGAATATTCAATCCGTTTAAATACAGGATTCCTAGAACTTTTGGATATGATATTTGCACAGATGATTTATCAAAAAGAAAGTTCTATTTAGAAGATAGATTCAGAATAATGAATATTATGAAGAATCGTCATGGCGATAATAACAAAATTATGCCAGTTGGGTTTATAGGAGAAAATGGTATGATACTAGACTTACCAGCTCCAGATAAACTAGATATATTTGCGTTTAATGATATGATAGAAAAGAAGCTAGTATAGCGAATGAGTGAAGATTATATGAGTCTTTTTAGTTCTCCGCCAATGGAGAGCTTAATGGAAATGGTTTATTTATATGGAGCGCCAAAAATTGGTAAATCCACATATTTCTCTAAAATGCCTAACGCCTTGATTATAGGCACAGAAAGAGGATACAAATTCTTAAATCCAAAGAATTATATAGAATGTGTAGGATATAAAGCTCCACGAGGTGCTGATGGTAAATTTCTAAAAGATGATGAAAGTGTTGCGCGAAGAAACGCTAAAGAATTTTATATGGATGAAATTTTTGCCAACCTCGACTATGTTAAGAAAAAAACTGGTAAAAAACCATTTAAATATATTATTGTAGATACAATATCTACGTTTGTAAATAATATATTGGCCAAAGAAATTCTTAATGATTACAATGAAGGATTAGAAAAAGGCAAGCAACAACAAAAGGCTGCTAATATCCCATTTGGTAAATATCATGAAATAGCTGGAGAATATATTATTGAAATGAAAGATACACTAAGTAAATATTGTGATACAATTATCTTAGTGGGTCATGTTAAAATTAAACAGGCTCTTCTCGAAAACTCAGGAGAAAGCGTTGTATCGTCTGAAATAGACTTAGGTACTAGAGTAAAATCTATTGTTACCACTGAGTCAGATGCTAATGGTAGATTCTTTAAGGATCTAGATGGGAATCTTTGTATATCTACTATATACGAAGGCGCAGATGCTTTAGGTTGTAGAAACCCTAAGGTAGCAGGGCGCATCTTTAAAGTATGTATTCCTAGTAAAACAAATGAAGAAGGAGTACCAGTTGAATTTAATACTAATTACGAATTTTTTGAATAATATAAAATAATGAAGATTAATAAACCAGCAACGACGAGCGAAAATAATGAAGGTGGATTTGATACATACACTGGTTTAACAAAAGCAAAAATAGTAGCAGTAAATCCAAATCTTAAAGAATTAGAAAAAATTGGAGTAAAACTTCAAGAAGAACCTGAATATAGAAAGGTTATTAATAGTGAAAATAAATATATTGTTACATTTTGGCTTCAAAGTTTAGATAATGACAAACTATTTAAACTAGAATTTCCTATTGATAAAAGTATTGTTAAAAATAGAGACAATACAAAAACTAAAATGATAGACAAATTTGGACGCACATGTTGGACGACTAATGTTCAAACAATGTCTGATGTTAACCGAGATTATTTCGATGTTGAATCAGGGCGTCCTTGTCGCACAATGGAAGAAGAGATTAATAATTTCATTAGAAATTATAATGGTCTAAAAACTAAAGAAGAAGGTCTTGTTAATTTGGAAAATATATTCCAAAATCCAAAACTTGTAGTTAAAGATTTGCAAGATAGTGAAACAGGATTGTATTCTTGGGATATTAATAATATATGGTTGTTTGCCACTGCTTCTATAGTTGTAAAAGATGGTAAAAGAAGATTTTATCAAAGAGTCTTGATGAAATTCTATAATGGAGCAATTCCTTATAAGAATGTTTTAGGATGGTTTACTAACTTTATAGAAAAACAAGGAACATATATTAAAGATTATTATGAGATTGGTCAAATAAAAGCTATTGACAAGAGTCAATTTGGACCAGTGGAAGGAGCGATAACGCCATCTGAACCTAGAGTTGAAACTAATATGAATATTAGTTCAGCCAGTGAAGATGATAATGATCTCCCCTTTTAATATTTTAAAGTTTTAGCATAAATTTAATAATAGGCCTCTATCTTTAATTAGATAGGGGCTTATTTATTTTTTATTATGAAGGTAGATTTTAAAATATCTAAGAAGGATATTCTTGATAAAATAAGACCAGAAGAAATATTTTCTGCTTTTATTAATAATCCTAGACCTAGTAGAGTATATAAAGTTCCATGGAGGACTGATGAGAAAGAATCTCTAACGTTTTTTTATTCACCTAGTAATGAATTAATGTTTTATGATCAAGCTTATAAGGAAGGTGGAGATTGCATTACATTTTATTCTAAAATATTTAACGTTAATAGAAAACAAGCGTTAATAGAAATTTATAATAAGTTTAAACTTAGAGATATAAAGAAAATAGATTATAGTAAAATAGTAAAAGAATATAAACCAAAAAGTATCGAAAGTAAATTGTCATGGAAATATTCTTCTACTGATTCTAAGAAATACGAAGATGCTATAAACTATTTTAAATCATTTGGAATATCAAAGGAAACATTAGATTTTTTTGGCGTTAAACCAATTGATTTTTATTGCATAGACGATGTAATGATTCGTCCAGAAAACTTTTCAGTTGTTTATGAATATGAAGATAATAAATGTAAAATATACACACCATTATCTTCTAATAAAAAATACAAGTTTCTAGATGGGATTAAAGGAGAGTATTATCAAGGATATAATAAACTACCTGAAAATGGGAATATAGTTTTTATCACATCATCTTATAAAGATGTTATGGTTTTGTATGAACTAGGATTCCCTGCCATCGCACCGAAGTCCGAAGTTGTAAAAATAAATGATCAAATAATAAACGAATTAAAAACAAGATTCGAAAATGTTATTTTATTTTACGACAATGATGATGCTGGATTAAAAGCAGCTGAAAAATTAAAAAACAAATATAATATTAACTATATAGTTACTGTTAAAGAAAAAGATCCATCTGATTTTTCAAGAAAATATTCTAAAGAAAAATTATATGAATATATAATATCTAAATTAAGTAACTATAACAATTAAAATAATGAAAGATTTAATCAGAATAAGACAACAAATCATATCACCAATTATTTTATTAAATGGAAATTCCTTAGAAGAATTACTCGATAATGGAACATGCGTTATAAATACATTATATGGAAAATATATTTCTCCAAGAACTAATTCCGCTAAGATGGATAGGTTTAAAATGTTTATAGAAATACCAAAACAATGTTTAAATATAGATATTGAAAAATACAAAAATAAATTATTTTATTTTGCACAAATTTATCGTCATGATGTTCTAGAATTCTTAGAAAACGATCCAGAACTTTATATAAGATATCATGATGCTCGCACAAGATATATGACATTAGGATCGTTAAAATATAAAAAACAGATAAACCTTATATATAACATAGCTGCTTTCAAAATAATTATAAAAAACTTTTTACGAAGTCAAATCTATGTTGTAAATAACACATCTAAATATGGACGGTATAGAAATTTATATATAACAAAAAATAGCTTTGACAATAAAGAGTCATATAAAAACACTTTTAATTATGGCGAAGTATATGAAGTTAATATAAAAGATGTTAATATAAAGAAAATAGCTAAATTAATAAACAAATTAAACAGACTAAATTATTTTAAAAATGAATAATACTGCATATGTTTTGGTTTATGGATCTCTTAGAGAAAAAATGGGAAATCATAGACTAATTGAAAGAGTTGGTAAAAATCTAATAAAAAATGATATTATAATTCCCGGATATAACATGAAAGATATGGGTGCGTTTCCAGGCATTATAAAAGGTAGTAATAAAATCGTTTGTGAACTTTATAAAACAACAGAAGAATGTATTGAAGGACCATTTGATATGTTGGAGGGATATAATAAAGAAGACCCAAAAAGATCATTTTATCTTCGCAAGTTAATCGACCTTCCTGATAAAGTAGAAGATGGAGAAGTTACCATCACAAAAGCTTATATATATGAGCTTAATCAAGAAGACGCAGATGAAGGCAATAGATATTCTTCATTACAAGATGTACCAAAAGACGAAGATAATATTCAAGATTGGACCGAATATAAATTAAGCAAATGAAATTAAGAATAAAACTTAGATCTAAAAATGAAACAGCTGATCTATTACGTAGCGCAATATCAACTTTAAGAACTAAAATTCCTGTTGTTCTTAGGCTGTATTCAAATACGCCAATAGAGGCCATTTTAAGCCCCTCTCAGCTATCAAAACCATTTATTGAATGGAATACATTAGAATCTATTAAAAATAGCGCTAATAAGCTTAAAACAAAAAAATTAATGGTGGATAACGATATTCCAACAGCTGAATATTGGGAAGTCGCTGATTTCATTGAAAATAAAGAACAAATCTTTGAAGAGCATAAAAATATTATCGCTAAAAAAATTAATGGATCTAAAGGTATTGGAATGAAATTATTTCATTCTATTGAAGAATATAATGAATGGGTTTCAAATGAAGGGCCTAATTTAAAAGAATATTTCTTTGAGAGATATTACAATTATAATAGAGAATATCGTATTCACTTGTTTAATGGTGAAATGATTTATACCAATAGAAAAATGCTTAAAGAAGATGCTGAAGAAAGATGGTATCGGAATGATAGTAATTCTGTTTGGTATTTAGAGACAAATCCTCTATTTGATAAACCTGTTAACTTCGATAAAATAGTTGAAGATTGTAAAAAACTTCAAGAATTAACAGGGTTGAACTTTTCTTCTTTTGATATTAGAATTCAATCTAGTAAACATAAAGATCCTAAGTATATTATTCTTGAAACAAATAGCGGTTCTTCAATGGGTGAAGGCACTGCTCTGGCATATAAAAATGCCATTGAAAAATACTTAATCGATAATAATCTCTTATCATAATGCCAAAAAGAATTATAACCAATTGTATGGTAGGAGCTGACCCTGAATTTTTTTGTCAGCATGAAAAATATGGTATTGTCTCTGTTGTAGATAAGATAGGTGGTAAAAAAGATGCACCATTGAAACTAGGAGATAAACCTGGATTTTATGTACAAGAAGACAATATTGCATGTGAATTTAATATTCCGCCAACTCCATTGATTTCTGAAAATGATGATGAGTTTCCGAATGAAATGTTTGTACAAAATATTAGACATGCAATACAACAAATATATGAAAATCATCTAAAGAAATATGATTTAAAACCTATTTTTCAATCTAGTGCTATTATAGCCGAAAATCAACTGCATACAGAGCAAGCCCAAACTTTTGGGTGTGATCCTGATTACAATGCGTGGACTAAAAAACAAAATCCAAAACCTAAATCTAAAAATACAAATCTAAGAACAACAGCTTTGCATTTTCATTTATCTTATGATAATCCAGATGAAGAAACAAATTGTGAATTAGCTAAGATATTTGACAATACAGCTGGATTGTTTTCTGTTCTTCTAGATAATGATAATCAAAGAAGAATATTGTATGGAAAAGCAGGATCTATACGACACAAAAAATATGGTGTTGAATTTAGAATTTTAGGTGGAAATTTCCTATCTGCAAATTATATAAATCAAGCTTTTGTCCTTCTTAACATGGCTGTTATTCTTTTTAATAAAGGATACAGATGTAATTATAGATTAGTACAAGAAGCTATCGATAGTAATAATTATGAGTTAGCAAGAGAATTGCTAATATTACTTTTAGGAGAAAATAAATTTAATGAATTTATGTCTCTGTTTGAAGAAATTAGTTTTAACGAAGAAAATTATATAACCGAAACAAATAATAAATAATGATAAATTACTATCTATTAGGCGGAAACTTCATAAATACACTGAGTTCTTTTTGTTCTGATAGTGTATTTAGATATTTGTCGGAAAGACCAAATTTAACCAAATCAAACATATTGTGTGTTAAATCTAAAGACGCAATACCTAGTGATTTTCTAAAAAAAGAAAATTTGGAAATCATTTTGGATCTACTAAATAGTCTTTATCCGTCACAATATCATATTTCCGTAGTACCAAACTACAGAAGAGGAAACCAATATAAAATACAAAAAAGCAGTTATGGTAACAAAATTACTTTAGGAGAATTTCTTAAAAGTAATTATAAAGGCTGTGTACCATTAGATAAAAACATATTACTTCCATTCGGGGATAGGTCTATTATTATAAAAGGAGGATCTAAACATGGATCTGTATCAACACTAGACCCTGGAGCTGATGGTTTATTAGGAACGGCAGCATTTAGTAATCTAAAAATGCTTGTTTTGCCATTTTCTTATAATATTATAAGAGATGAGAAAAAAACAACTATTTTTGAAAATGAAATAACATTTAAAATAGATTATTTAACAGTGGCAAAGAATTATAATTGTCACGCATGTTGGCAATTGTTTAATTCTATTTTGCGAATGATAGATAATCCTTTTGAACAAGGAATTTTAAGAACATATATAAATTTACGTAAAAACCAAAAATATAAAGATCAAGATAAATTCTTTTTGTTTGGATTTGCATGTGCTTTCCCTGATCATGATAAATCTATGTTAGAGTCTTATGTTCAAGATTACTTTTTTCCAAAAAGGGGAACATATGGACATCTAACTAATGGTTTTTATGATAAAGATGGAATGCATCATTTTTATTATTCAAAAAACAACAAGAAAATTTTGCCAATATTTAAAACGAAAATAGATATTGACGAAAAATATCGTAAATCAGGACAAAAAAACAGATTTATTTATGATGAATCATATGTTTCAGAAGATCACACTAGCAATGAGGTTTGTACAGAAAGAAGCACTGGAACATATATAAATTTATTTAACAAGAATTATACAGGTGTATTGAGTGAGTTTAATATTGTAGATTATGAATTTGTAGAAAAAGAAATATCAAATATTAATGATCTTTACAAAGAAGTAGATAAATTTATCTTAAAAGCAAATATATTCCTTGGAAAAGTTAAACCATCTGGTATTATTGTCGAATGTATTAAAGATCTGAGAGAACTAGGATTCTTCAAGGGAAATAAGTATTTCAAATCAACAGAAGACAATAACTATTATAATGAATTTAACTTTATTGAACAAGTGGAAGACGAATCAATATTTAAAAAAATAACCAAATAAATGTGTGGAATTTTCGGATGGCATGGAAATAACCTACGTACATACAATCCTTATAAAATAGCAATCTTAGGATTGTTAAATGATTCAAGAGGAGGAGATGGATGTGGATTATCTGTAAATGGCCAAATACAAAAAAGCGCTGGTAAAATAGAAAAATTTAGCGAATTCCTAAGTGAGAAAGTATATGATTTCCTATTATCTAATAAAGAAAATACAGTATTAGGGCATGCAAGAAAAACGAGTGTTGGATTAAGTAATCTACAAAACACTCATCCTTTTGGACATGGAGAATATAAAAATGGACATGAAGTTATATTAACTCACAATGGAACAATTCATAATTATACTGATCTAGCGCAAAAATATGAAATTGATATAGAAGGCGGAACGGATAGTTATATGCTATCTAAATTCTTACATGAGGATTTTGATAAATTTCTGAAGATTCTTTCTGAATATAATGGAGCAGCTGCAATAGCTGCTTATGATAGAGTTAAAAATGTTTTTATTGTATTCAAAGGAGAATCTAAAAAATGGGAATCAGCGCAAACTACAGAAGAAGAAAGACCTTTGCATTTAGCATATGTAGATAAGTCTAATTTCTACTATTCATCAGAAGAAAAACATCTGATTGCAGCTGGATTCCCTAAAGAAAAAATTATAGATCTTAAAACAAATACAGTTTTTGTATTTCAAAATGGCAATTTAATATCTAAATATGAAGTAGATAGAAGTAAGGTTATACAAAATAAAGTATATAAATCTAGTGTTGCTATAGCTCCTAGAAATAACTATGGACAATCATCTATTGGATTTACAAACAATAGATGGACTTATAGCCAAGAAGATTATGACGATTATTATTATGAAGCATATGGTTCTTATTATGGCCAACATCAATCTTATGTAGAAAAGAATAAAGAAAATCAATGGGATAAATATAGGAGTAAACCAAAAGATGGGGGAACTACTACTAAAACCGTTGATAGCATGATGTCTTCATACAAAAAGATTGAAGAAGGGAAGCAAATCTATTTTCATAAGAATAGATATTATATAGTAGGTGGATTAATTGCAAATGGATATTGTTATTTAGATAATTCTGGTAAGGTATTACCATATTCTATTTATAGAGATCCTAACACGGTTAAATTCATTTACTTTAAAGATGGAATACCATTCGTTAGATACGCTAACGATATTGATTTAACTGTATTAAAAAGAAATTCTGAATTATTAGCATATCCAACATTTGTTTCTAAAAAAAGGACTACGTATATCGTTAATCCAGGTAAAAACAGCCTAGAAATGTCTCTTAATAGAAAAGAAGGATTTATTCCTCTTTTTGATAGAGATAAATCTGGTAATTTAATTGGATTCTTAGAAAAACCAATTATTGTAAAGCAAGCAAAAAAAGTGAATAAACTTGATTTGTATGCTGTATATGATTCGTATATTCTAAGCAAAGATAAATTTGATATAGCCTTTGAAAAGGAGATATTAAAAACTAGACCGACGGAAGCAGTTGAAGCCTTCAATATAATACGTTTTTTAGAAGATGAAAATCTAAAGACTACTATGGAAGAAGGAGAAATGGATTTAGATGAAATAAAAAACATACTTGGAGATGACTTTGACATTATTTAATAAACCAATAAAAGAAGATAAAAAATACAGAAGAATTCAAGGAGAATTATACGAAGAAAATAGAAGTGTTTTTCTAATTGAAGGAAAATGGAGAAGAATCATTGCTCCAGGTATTTATATAGACATGTACAATAAGGTATCTAAAATACCAGACGATGTTCCATTGATTAAATGTCTTATTGGTAGAGATAAGAATAATAATCTAATCTTTACTAAAATGGATAGTAGATGCTATAATAAGATTATGGTATTAGTAAATAATAATGGAATATTTGAGTATTATTGGGCGTGGCCAGATCTGTGTTTAGAAAACATGGATCTGAAATTTAATAACTGCAGAAACTTCTATTATGAATCTTCTATTTCAAAATCAGAATTAGATACGTTTTCTAAGTCGTTTAAATATGAATCCCCTTTCATATATAATTCATATGATCTTATAGATCTGTATGAAAAGATTAAAGAAAATGTATTTAAAGATGATGAAAAAATCACTATTAATCCTATGATAGAAGAATATCTTAAGGATGTAACTTTTGGAATTGAATTTGAAACATCTAAAATAAAATTCGTTCCTAATGATATTCTTATGAAATATGGATTAATCCCTCTTAGAGATGGCAGTATTAGAGGCTATGAATATACTACAATTCCATTGACTGGAATAGAAGGAATTCAAGATCTTTATTATATCTGCAAAGCATTAAAAGAGAACTGTGAATATGATAAATCATGTTCAGTCCATATCCACATGTCAATAAAGGGAATGCCTAAAAAAGACATTAAATTTATTGAAAGAATTCTTAATTTAGGATTTCAAATTCAAAATGAAATTTATGAAATAGTTCCTGAATATAAGTATTGCAATTACAATCATGAAAAAGAAAAGAATTATACCAAGCCAATTCCTGCCCTTTCTTTAGAATCTTTATATGTTACAGAAACGAAAGATGAAAAAACAAATAAGATTGAAGTTGAGAAGAAGAATATTCCACAAACATCTATTGCTAGTTTTCTGATTGGAGGAAATGATGATAATATTTTGATTAAAGGAGTGCATCCAAGTAATCCTGATAATCAACATAAATGGAATATAAAAGAAAGATATTTTTGGCTTAATACAATTCCTTATTTCTTTAATAATGGTACTATTGAAAATCGAATGATGGAAGCTACATTTGATTTTCAAACTATTCTTGATTGGATTCTATTAACGGCATCTTTGATTAAATTTGCTATGGATGAAAACAATAAGGATAAAATAGTAGATATGCTTGATGTAGCTGAGTACACGAAAAATAAAGAAGTGATCAAAAGAATTGCAATATTGCTAAAGAAATAATATTCATAACCAAGGGGATGAGATAATATTCTTGTCCCCTTTTTTAATAATAAATAATATGATTAGATATGGTTAATACAATTGGTATAATTGATGAAATGTCATTTATACCAGGAAATGTTCCGTCATTAAAAAATAGTAAAGTTAAAACAAACAAAGGAATATTCCCTTCTAAAACGGTTTCTAAATATCTTAAATCATTTGGAATAAATTCTTATTCTTCAGAAAAGAAAGTTATATCTATTCAAAAAACCTTTAAAGGGAATAGGTTTATAGATTATTTTAAAGAAGAAGAATTAAATAGAATCAATCGATTAAGACAAGAGAATATTCCTATATGTCTTGGATTTCATTTTATTAGAGACAGTAAAAGAAGGTTTGATTTTGGAAATGCATGTCAAATTATATGCGATTTAATGACGGCATATGACATTATAGAAGATGACAACATGAATTGTTTAATTCCGTTTCCAATAATGGTAAATGACAGATGGTTTTCTTATGACAAAGAAAATCCAGGAGTTTTAATTAAAGTAATTAATGAATAATGAAATATAGATATTTAAATAGAATATCTTATTCGGCATTATCTTCATTTTCTAAAAAAGGTATTAATGCGTTTCTTCCTGAAAAAGAAGACTCATATGTACCTTGGTTTGCAGTAGGAGGATTAGTAGACTCTTTACTGACAGGTGATCAAGAAAAAATAATGGAAAATACAGTGGTCATTAAAGACCCTATTTCTCAACCACAAATAAAAGTTTGTGATTATTTAATTGAAAATAATCTAGAATTAACAAATGAAAATATAATTTTAGCAGCAAGAGCAATTCCTGTTTATAACAATATAAAAGATGAAGAAAAATTATTGGCAAGATTTCAAGATCCATTTCCTTTATATTATAAATGTATAAAAGATAATAAAAAGGTTATATTTAAATCTGATCTTATACTTGCTAGACAAATTGCTGGAGAGATAAGTAGTAATAGATATTATCAACAACTAATACATAATTGTAAAAGAGCGTATCAAGTTAGAATTGAATGGGAATTTGAAGGCGAAGAAATGTTGTCAATATTAGATTGTTTATTTATTGACGACACAAATAAACACATATATATTGTAGATATAAAGACTGGTTCTAGAAGGCCAGAGATGTTTATAGAACAGTTCTCAACATTCGAATACGATATTCAAGCTTCTTTTTATTTAACAGCAATAGAATATTTACAATCAATTGGTAAATTGCCAAGTGATTATACATTATCTTTTCATTTTATTTATGCACCAACATTAGGGGAAATTAAATCCGTATTTGTTGATGTATCAGAAAGACGATTAAAAGCTTGTAAAGATAAGTGGGTTAATTTGTTTCATAATTTTGTTGAAGCACGAAATAAAGTTCGACAAAATGGAATAGATATAATTGATTTAGAGAAATCTAATTATAGGATAATGATAGAATGATAGTGGTGAGCAGAGAATTAAGAGAAGAAGAATTTGTAAATAAAAACAAATCTTTCACTTATCTTTATCCTCTACTCAACATAAAAGATAGATTACCGCTAAATACATATTTATTCCTAAATAACGACGATACTATTCGTTATGAATTATATTGTTTGTTCAAATATAGTAAACTAAATGAGGAATTAAAGAAAAACAAGAATTATTTAAGAACCATTAATTTAGGTGATTATGATATTTTTGTTTTTTCTGTTGAAAGATTTATTCCAGAATATGAATATTTTATTATAGGAAAATATAGTAAATTCCGTCCTTTACATAAGGAAGTTATTTTATCAAGATTTTCTTTTTTAAAAAATAGCAATTCTTATAAAGCTAGAGATAAATTTAATACATTATTCGGAATATTATATAAAACAGATATATTTAGAAAAGAATTAGAACAAAAATATAATAGACAAATAAATGACGATGAAGAATTATCAGAACCTACGGTTTTAAAAAAAGAAACATTTAATTTTTATAATGAGAAAAGATAAGAAAGAAAAAATTATTTTTAAATACTTTAGTCCATATATTCCTCAAAAAGCCAATAAAGGCGACGGAGCATATGATTTAAAATCAATTGGACTAACTGTATCAATAACAAATTCAGATGATATACAAGTGAAATATAATCTTGGAATTAAAAGTGAGTTTCCAGAAGGATATGTCGCGCTTGTATTTCCTAGAAGTTCTATATCAAAAACAAGATTGCGATTGACAAATTCAGTTGGATTCATAGATTCTGGATATAGAGGATTTTGGGGTGCTGTTTTTGATTTTAAATATAGTCTTTGGGAGAAAATCAAATATAAACTTCTATATGGAAAAGAATGGGCTGAAATATTGGTTAATGATTCTTTAAAAAAGGAAGAAATATATAACCCCGGGAAACTCGAAAGATGTTGTCAATTTTGTCTAGTAAAGCTAGCTGATTTTGACATTGAAATGACTAAAGATTTATCTTCTTCAGAAAGAGGGGAAGGAGGATTTGGAAGCACTGGTAAATAATGAATAGAGAAGAAGCTTTTAAAAAAGCCCTGGAATATTATAAGGGCAATGAATTGCCAGCTAATGTTTTTATTGATAAGTACGCTCATCATGATGCTAGTGGAAGATATTTTGAATCCACTCCAAATGAGATGCTTATGAGAGCGGCAAAAGAATTTGCTAGAATAGAACAAACTTATAGATCAAAAGATAGAAAATATAATCTTAATGATGAAAATGTTATATTTTCATTCTTTAAAGATTTCAAATATATAATACCACAAGGAAGTGTTTTAGCTGGTATAGGATTAAAAGATTACACAACACTTTCTAATTGTTTTGTTTTAAAATCTCCTTATGATAGTATAGGAGGAATTGTATATTCAGATGCTGAATTAGCAAATGTATATAAACGAAGAGGTGGAGCTGGATTAGACATATCTAATTTAAGACCTAAAAATACAGAAGTACATAACGCTTCTAAAACTACAACAGGAGCAGTTTCTTTTATGGAAAGATATTCCAATACAACGAAAGAAATTGGAATGAACGGAAGAAGAGGCGCCCTTCTAATTACTATTGATGTTAATCACCCAGATATATTTGATTTTGTAAATTCTAAAGTAGATCTTACAAAGATTAATGGAGCAAATATATCTATTAAGGTAAATAACGAATTTATTGATGCTGTAAAAAACAATAAAGATTATTATCTAAGATATCCAGTTAATCTTAATATATCTAAATTTACAAAAGATTATATTGATGCTCCATATAATCAACTACATTACATAGAAGATCATGAAAATAACAATAGTATATGCTATATCAAAAAGATTAAAGCAAAAGAACTATGGGATAATATAGTACATAATAACTGGTTGTCCGCAGAACCAGGGCTAATGTTCTGGGATAATCAAAACGATTATTCTCTAAGCAATAATTATCCAGAATTCAAAAACGAATCGTGTAATCCGTCAATTCACTGGGCGGCATAATAAAGTAATTTATTATGAAAAATTTGCTAAAAACGGTGGATATCCTAAATGGACAATACCGTGCTAATGAGTTATTCATTGTGTAACGACTATAGAATTTTAATATGATAAAAATAGAAGATAAAAAAGAGTTGGTAAAACTCTGCTCATTTATTGTAATGGGTGATGGTGGTGTATATTATAATGGTAAAAATTGCTATTTTGTAATGAATATGAAAAAAGAAAATAGCGATTATATATATTTATGTAAAGATATTCTAGAAAACATTACTAGTTGTAAAATATATAATAGGAAAGATTATAATAAAGATGGATATGTAAGAAAAGAACAATTAAGATTAGAAAGTCATATCCATCCATTTTTTACAGATCTTAGAGATAGAATATATACTGATAAATATAAAGGAATTGATCCTCATGCTTTAAAATTATTAGATTACGAAGCTTTGTCATTTCTTTATATGTCTGATGGTAGTTTATATAGATATTTAAGACCAGAAATAAATATGAAAAATGAATCTTATTCAGTTAATCTTAATTTAAAAAGATTATCTTATGGAGATTTGTTTATTCTTAAAAAGGCTTTAAAAGAAAAGCTTGATTTAGAATGGAACATAAATCGACATGGTAAATATTTTTATCTTAGGTTAAGGAATAAAGATTTATATAAATTCATGAAAGGAATTACACCTTATATTACACCTTCATTTTCATATAAAATTCTAGACGCAAATCTCCTTAATAAGGATGGTGATATAGTCTGTTCTTCTAAGAAATTAGAAGAGTCAAGCAGAAATGACTTGACCGTGTGAAAACACGTAACAATAAAGGTGGTGAATTATGCATGTCTGCTAATGAAGCTTGTAGATTAATGGCTGTTAATCTATTTAATTTAGTAGATAATCCATTTACCCCAGAGGCACACATAAACAAACAAACATTATTTGATGTATTTTATGTTGCTACATATTTATGCGATGATCTTGTAGATCTTGATATTGAAAAAATAGATGCTATTATTTTTAAAGTTAAATCAGATGAACAACCAGATTACATTAAACAATCTGAAATAAAACTATGGGAAGATATTAGAAAAAAAGCAATAGCAGGAAGACGAATAGGTCTTGGATTTACTGCATTAGCAGATATGATTGCGGCATTAAATTTAAAATACGGATCTGAAGAGTCTAAAACAGCAATAAAAGAAGTTATGCATGTAGCTACTAAAGCTATGATCGAGGCTTCAATTAATATGGCTATAGAACGTGGTACTTTCCCTGTGTTTGATAGAAAATACGAACATGGACTATATCATGAATTCTTGAAAAAAGACATGCCTAAAACATATGAAAATATGATTAGACATGGAAGAAGAAATATATCTCTTTCTACCGTTGCTCCAGCTGGATCAATTAGCATTTTAGCTGAGACTTCTTCAGGTATAGAACCAGTATTTCAAATGTCATATAAAAGACGAAAGAAAATAACCGGATCAGATATTCCAAAAACAGCAATTAAAGACGATTCTGGAGACTTTTATGAAGAGTTTGATGTAGTACACCCAAAATTAAAAATATGGTCTGAAATCGCAAAAGAAAGCGATTATACGAAGTCTCCATATTATGGATCTCTTGCATCTGATATTAATTATAAAGACAGGATTGAAATTCAATCTATAGTACAAAAATACATTACGCATTCTATTTCTTCAACGGTTAACTTGCCAAAAGAAACTAAAGAAGATGTTATATCTAACATATATCTTTTAGCAGCAGAAAAAGGATTGAAAGGTATAACGGTATATCGTGATGGATCTCGATCTGGGATTCTAGTTTCAGATACTAAAAAACAATCTAAATCGTATAAGAGACCAAAGGAATTACCCTGTGAAGTTTTAAGATTTAATAATGATGATGAAAATTGGATCGCTTATATTGGATTTAGAGATGGGAAACCATATGAAATATTTTGTGGAAAATCAGAAGATTCATTTAACATCCCTAAATATGTGAAAGATGGATTTATAATAAAAGAAAAATCAAATGGAGTTTCTAATTATAAATTCAAATATAAAGATAAACATGGATATAATATAATAATTGAAGGATTAAACAGATGTTTTAATCCGGAATATTGGAATTATGCTATATTTGTTAGCTTATCTTTAAGGGAACATATTCCTATTACCACTATAGTTAATCAAGTTTCTAAATTAAAACTAAAAGATGATTATATAGGAACTTGGAAAAATGGAATGGTTAGAATATTATCTCATCTTATTCCTGATGGTAAAATAGAAGGAGATAAATGTCCTGATTGTAAACAAGAATCGTTAATACGAGAATCAGGCTGTGTAAGGTGTTCTAATTGTGGATGGTCAAAATGCGGATAAATAAAATGGAAAAAGAAGGGATAAATTTATTAAAAGAATGTTTAAATTATATAGATTATACAAGATTTGAATTTGGAGAAGATTTGGATAAAACTAATCTAGAAAAAAGAATAAATTTATTTTTAAAGAAATATAAAGATATTTAATATTAAATGAGTAGAAATGTTATAAAAAATATTTCTAAATTCAGTAATGCAGAGGAGATTCTAGATAAATGTCTAGATCTCCTTTGTATTAATGATGTAGAAGTACAAATTAAACAATCTTCTTTAATCAATAATAAATATGCGTCTTTTATGGGAATTATACAAAAATGTCCATATGGAGATAATATTTATGAATTGATTTTAAATTCAAATATAGAAGATTAAAAACTACTATCCTTCATGAATGTTGTCATTTAAAACAATTTGTTGATAATAGACTACAAATTAATGAAGAAGAAAATAAAGTTATTTTTGAAGGGAAAGAATATTCTTATTATGAATATTCTTCTAATACACCATGGGAACGAGAAGCTTTTGAATTACAAAGGAAATTAATTAAAAATATATAAGTTATGTTTAGTTTTTTTAAAAATATATTTAAAAAGAATAATTGTAAATATAAATTATTTTGGATAAATGATTATTCGTTTAAATGTAAAGAAGATGTATTAAATGAAACGAATTCTATTTTTACATTATATTCAAATATAAGTAAACATAAATTATATACTATTAAAAAGATTGACAATAGATTTTATTTTGTAACAGATGATCAATGTTTAATCAATATTCCGATTAATAAAGTTTCTATAACTAATGAATAATATAAAAATAGTGAAACTATATGCAGATTGGTGTGCTCCTTGTAAAATTCTGCATAAAATGATGAGTGATAACAATATTAAATTTGAAAATATAGATGTAGCTACAGAAAAAGGAATTGAATTGTCTTCTAGACATAATATCAAAAATATTCCTGCTATATTAATATTTGACGATAATGGAAAGTTTCTTAGAAAGAAAATAGGGTTACCAAAAGACATTAAGGAATTAAATAGTTTTTTATATGAAATTAATTAAGCCTTCTTTTGAGGTTATAGAACAACAATCAGGGCTTGAAGGAATATATAAACAAATAGAATTAGCAGGCCGTACATGCTACAAAAGTTCTGATAAGATAACAGAAGATTCTGCAAAACCTTTTGTAGATAGAATGGTTAAATCTGGTCATGGCGCTATGTTAGAACATGGTACTGTGTATCTTAGAGTACCATATTCTGAGGCATATTCTAATTTACTAACAGATAGTAATTGGGTAGAAGATAATTATGGTATGAATCCTTACTCTGTTGTAAAAGGAGATGGAGAAAATTATTATATAACCTCAAACTACAGGGTGCTAATAGAACGAGGTTGGCTTGATGATTTAAAATATATCTGTGAACCTACAGAGCATCATGCAAGAAGAGTCACTGTCAAATTCATATGTGACAGAGTTACAGGAGAATCTTTTCTAAGACATAGGGCTATTGATGAAGATCACCCTACTATTGAGGGAGAAGTAACCAGAGAGATGGAAAAAGATATAGATTCTTTTGCACGCGAATCGACGAGATATTGCAATTATACTAAAGACAAATTTAATGGAGAATTCACAATTATTACACCTCCAGAATTTTATGATAATGATATAGAATCTGACATACATGATTGGGGAACTTGTGATGATGCAGCTTTTAGAAAAATGTGTTATTTTATAAGTAAAGAACAAGATTCTAATTTTAATATATTTGACACATGGTTATTTGCAAACTTTGCTACTCAATGGTCATACAATAAACTTATAAAATTAGGTTGGAAACCACAACAAGCAAGAAGAATAATCCCATTAGATATTAAATCTCCTCTTGTTATGACGGCATTTGTTGAAGATTGGAAACATTTCTTTGGTTTGAGATGCGCTCCATCAGCTCATCCTCAGGCAAGAGAACTGGCTATTCCTCTTGAGGAAAAATTTAAATCTTTAAATCTTATATGACATGCCTGGTTTTGAATATATAGATTATGAAATTAACAATTATTTTTCAAATGAATATATAAACGCATTCTCTTGGCAATATTCTACTTTAACAACTAATGCAACTAATATAACAATGCCTAATACTAATCCTGTTTTAGAAAACTCAGAAGTAGCTTCATCTTCTTTATCTGCTAATAGAATGATGGGAGAAAGGACTGACACACCAGTTATGCCAGAACCTCAAGATTTCTCTTCTGCTGCTGAATATGATAGAACAATGAGAAGATATATTGCTGAATATGGCTCTATAACTGAACGACAGATTATTAAAGAAAAAAACGTTAATACATCAAGAGAACTATTATCTTTTATTAAATTTGTAAAAGATCAATTAAAAAACAATGTCAATAAAAGCAGTCCTGACGGACTGAATCTTATTGAAGATCTTTTATCAGAAGACAAAATGAAAGAAATAGTGGATAATTATTTTTGTTAATGAGTAAATATATAGATGCAAAAGTTACTGTATGGTGTAGATATAATTTAGATGATAAAGCAGATTTATCTATTATTGAAGATAAAATCAAAAATGGATATTCTGTTATAGAAGCGATAGACGAACAAAATTCTTTTGTTGATTTTGAATATTTATTTGAAACTGAAGAGCCTGTACAGAATACTTTAGGAGAAAACATTTATGAAATATATGAAAATGGAGAATTAGTTAGTGAGTCTAACGTGGTTTAAATAAAATAATAAAGGGGAGAATCCGAAATGGAAACTCCCCCTTTTTTTACAATATATACTATTTGATGTTATTAATATGTCTTTTCATAGAATTTTAATCTATCTTGAACATAATTCTCATCTTTAAAAAACTTTATAAACGAAGCGTATGGCAACAATTCAAGAGTTTTATGATATAATTTTAAATCTCCTTTATGTTCACCTACTTTATATCTACCTTCAATTACTTCTCCAGTAAGAGCGAATTCAGATGCAGTCCATAATAATGTGTTTGCCCAACTGCTTATTAATTGAATTGTTCTAACTGATGCCGCAGGATTACTAAAGAACTGCAAAAATTCAGAAGGATTCCACACGAACATGATTTCATTTTGCATTCGTTTTACCAGCAATGTTATTCTATCTACATTTTCGTCATCTAAATCTTCATCTTTAATAGCTTTAAGTATTAATGCTATAACAAATAAAGAAACGTTAACTGCAGCATAGTACATAAATCTAGCAACATCTGCTTGTTGATGATCTGTAAGTCTATTCCAAGATGCTTCGTTAGTTATTTCTTGATTAATTTTTGAAGCGGTATTATTAATCTTGTTTAATCCTTTAATGACTAAATTCTTTATTAGAGTATGATTACTTGGCCTTGTCAACCACCATTGAAGAACAGATGTAAGCATTCCTGATTCAGGGCGTTTTGTATGAGGATTAAAATATCTACCACCATGCAATTCAGGATTATTTAAATCTTGGGCCAATGTGGTTATTCCAGCATACATTCTTCTTGCTTTTTCATCCATAAACATTCTATATTGAAATAATGGCATGAAGTATATATTCATTTTAGCTAATGGAGAATTAAAACTATTATACATACCTTGTGTTTTAAACATTATATCTTCAATGTATTTAGATAAAGAATTCTTTAAGATATTTTCTTCTCCACCAGACCATAGAATATTACCAGCAGAAATGCTATCGTTATATTTGGTTAAGTTTTGACTTAAATAAAGATCTTTTAAATCCTTTTTAAAAGCAAGCTTTCCATCTTTTACATACATTATATCTAATAAAGATTGTGCTTTGTCTCTATCTTTTACTACATTGCCGTCTTTATCAAGATATTCTCCACTTTTATTTGTAATCTTAATCCCTTGTACAATAGCAATTGCTAAAGGAGCTTGTGTGAAAAATTCAGATTGACTTGTTATTTCTTCAAACCATCTTGACGGGTTTAATATCATTTCTTGGAACTTAGTATCGTATTTAGATTCAAAATTGAATTTCTTATTAAATCCACCTTGCAAATTAAGCTCTTTAAATAACACACCTAAAAAGCTATTATCAACTAAATCAAATGAAGTGGAATAATATTGTTTTAAAAATCCAACTAATTTATACGAAGCTAATCTAGAATCTTTAAAAGTAAAATATTCTTGACCAAATACTTCAGTGAAGTTATCTATAGTTCCAACAAAAAAGTTTGCTGTCGCAGAGAAAACGTTAGCTACGTATCCAGTCAATGCTGTCATTCCTGTAATTTGAGTTAATAGCTTGTCAAGAACTTTAATACCTGTAGATTGTACTTGAGCACCATAAAGATGCGCATCCATCATTGCATTGATGACTTTATTTACATTTGGAGTTTCATCTTTTGATTTAAATATCTTTTGCGCATATCCTCCAAGCTTTGTTTTAGAAATTATATCTTTAAATCCTCTTTTCTTATGAACATTTCTAGAATTTATAACACCAGTTATAGTTTCTAATTCATCTTTCGCATCTACTCTATTTTTATATCTATTAACAGCAATTGATTCTAACGCATAGAGATTTAATAAATCAAAACTTTGTTGTACTCCATCTTCTAATGGATATAGATAGTTTCTTCTAATTCTTTTTATAGGATCTCCATTAACATCAATATCAAATTCTATAGCAATACCTTCTGCCTTTTCTGATTCTTGTATTTTAGTGAAATCGCTCCAAGTTTGTTCTGCTAAATTCTTAGCGCCTCTATTTTTTAATATCTCTATTTTAGATGCTTCAACTTTAGGAAGAACAACCTCATCCATTAAGAAATTAACAGTAGAATCATCTCTTATACGATCTATTTTAGATTTGCCAGTCTCTGAATCTGTGGTTGTAACATTGTATATTTTTGATTTATGAGATAGATTTTGCAATGAATAAGCAACTCTTTGTTCCATATCAAAAAGTCCTTTAGAAACCATATAAACAGCTCTAAATAGATTGTAATTATCAACCATGTCTAGATCTAATAATTCTTTATATTTATTTATTAAATCAGATTTCTCATCATTATAATATTTTTCTACTGCATCAGCCGCTTCTATTAATAATTTTTTATAATCATTTAATTCTTTTTCTAATTTAGAAACTTCTTTATATAATTCACTTTTTGAATTTATTTTATCTTTTGCTTCTTGTAATTTTTGTTTTAATAGATTAAGCTCTTGCTGTGTAATATCGTATTTCTTTTTATATTCAGATCTTTCTTCTACTGTTTCAACTTTATTAATAAGATTTCTTGTAACTGAAATTATTCCTTCTTGAGCGTATATTTGAGCTTCTATATCTTGGATTGAAGAATCTTGTTCGTAAAGATCATTTAATTCAGATTTTAAAATCTTTAATCTCTCTCTTAATTCATTATATTTGTTTGTAGTATCTTCTTTAAAGATTGGTTTTATTATATATCTTGTTTTTTCGTTACCTTCTTCATCGATATATTTTCTTTCAGTAATAATATCTTTAAAATTAGATACGTTCAAACCAGCTTTTTTAAATGCTTTTTGAATGTCTAGCAACCCTCCTTTTTTATTAATATCATCCATGTATTGAGTTCTTGTGTTCTGTTCAATCATAGAAAAGATATTAAATATCATTTGAGATGCAATATCACTAATTCTTCCTTGCTGAGAAATATAAGCGTGTAGTGCAGATATATCATCAATCTCAGTTACTTCTTGTTCTGATTTTTTAAATATATATTCTATTTTTTCAGGAGTATCTTTATCAGCTTCATCAATAGCTTTTTTCCATAAAGCATGTTTTTCAATTGATTTATTGTATTTGTCTTTTGCTTTTTTCTCAGACATTACTTCAAGATCTTTACGATATTGATCTTCAGCTTCTTTTTTGAATTTGTCAAACATTAAACTCTGCCATCTGACTTGAGCTTCTGTATTGTTGCTTGCTAATAAGGCAATTGTGGTTTCTCTGACCATATGATCTAAATCAGATTCCACTCCTTTTTTACTCTTCTCTATATCTTCTATTTTAACCATCATATCATTTAATAGCTTGTCTAAAGACAATAAATAAGACATTGCTTCTTTATTACCTTCATATTTATTTAATTGTTCTGATATGTTAGTTCTTAAAATAGAAATAGATTCTTTTATTTCATTTAGATTAGTATATAAAGAAAGCAAATGCTGTTGTTTAGACAATATAGATAATTGTTCAGCTGGAATAAGTCCCGATTCGTTGTTTCGAACATAATCAATGGCTTTAATTATACCACCATTTTTATGTCCTAATTTTTCTTTAAGCCTTTTAGAACTACGTTTAATTTGATTAACAATAGTTCCAACTTTACTTTCTGACAATTCTATTGCACTACTAAATGCTTTTAACCTATCTGATAATTCATATATTTTTTGTTCTGTAAGTTGTTTAATTAAATTATCAATATCTACTATATCTCCCTCTAATTCATTAGTTCTATCTAAATAATATTGTCTTTTAGAAGGGTCTTGAACTTTATTATATAAAGAATTAAATTTAGCGATATCTTGACGATATTTTGTCTTTAAATCAATCAGTTTAGAAACAGAAGCTCCAAAAAGATATTCTAATCTCTTTTTATCTTTGCCAGTTACTTTAGATACATTTTCAATATCTACATCCTTAACAACAGCTTCGTCAAATCTTTTGCTAAAAAACTTTACTTTAGTTTCTAATGAATTAGCTTTTTCTTTTATAATATTTTCATCAAGAACAATATCACTATTAAACACAGAGCCTTCTGTTGCTAATCCATCTCTTCTTAAAGAATCATTTAAATTCTGTAATGTTGTATATCCAGCAAAAGAAGCATAATAATATTCTCTTCCTGATTCAGATCCTTTTCTAACGATTATATATGGATTATTATCTATTTTTTCTTTTGTTATGTTATTTCCACCAATAGAAGCAAAAGAAGAGGGTATTGGATTGATTACCAATACCTCTCTAGTCTCTCCTTTTGCATTTGTTATTTCCATTTTAAAATGAGATGTTTGATGCATAACGTTATATCCATTAAGTTTTGTTACATCAATTTTACCATCAGTTAAAATAGAATCATATACAGTATCTACTGGCGCGTAAACAGACTCTAAATCTTGTTGACCAGTTATAGCATATCTTGTTATTACTACATCTTCAGATGTTTGACCTGCTAATTCTTTCCATTTAGTAGTGTTTACTGCACAATATTTTGCACTCATATTATTTATTAATTACAATTATCTTTATAAGTTTCAACAGCGTTTTCTTCTGTTATAATATCTTTAGTTCTAATATCCCTTAAGATATCTATGATTTCATTCATATCTACAATATCCTTTTGTTTCATATTAACTTCATTTTGAATTCCGTCAATATTATCAATTACATATTGTTTGATTTCATCTTTTGTTTTTCCTACATCTGGTATATTATAATTCATTTGATTTTCTCTAAATATAGATGTATCTTCGTAATTATATTCCGTAAAATCAAATGCTCCATCTTTTATGCCTTGTTTATCTGTTTTAATATAATAGAATGATAATCTTGGTTTGCCTTCAGAATCCTCATATTTTTTAAATCCAACTAATTCATATAATTCTGTAGAGCCATTTATATTAGTTTTAATATATTTAGAAACAGATGTTAAAGAAGAATAAACTCCTTCGTAATAAGTTAAGTCAAACTTAGCTGCATTATTGCTAGAAACTACGAAATCAGAAACCTTAATTACGTTAGTCATTTTCTTTCCATTAATTTCTGGAGCAACTTCAATTCCTTGAGCAAAGTTTTCTTTTGCAAAAAACGGAACTTTTACATCTCCATTTTTAATAGCGGCAACAATAGCACTTTGTATATCTACATTAACAGCAGATGAGAATATTTTATCTAATTTCTCTGTATATCCAATAGCTTTATAGAAATCCATTGGAATATATTCTTTTAATGAAAATGGGGAAAATTTACCATTAGATGTAAGTAAAGCTTGAATAGCTAAATCTTTACCAAATTTACGAATTAATTGATTTTCTTCTTTAGTCATATTACTATTTTTAAAGAATATCAATTGTCTCATCCCTTGAACTAATTCATCTTTACTTATTTTATCAGCCCTAGAAGACAATAATTCAAATCTGTAAATTGTAGGATGTGATTTATGTTTAAAGCCCCATTCATCTATCTTCCATTTTGCGCCATAACCATTAGGAGCTATATTTGAAATAATAGGATTAGATATTTGATGTTGTCTAAACAATTCTAATACTTTTAAATGATCATCAAAAATTGTATTTTGATTACTCATTGACTGTTTAATATAAAAACTAAAATCACTTCCAGTTTTTAATCCAAATCCAGTCATTAAAGTATGTAGTTTTATTATATCATAAATAGCTTTTATTTCCTTGCTATTATTAATATTATGTCCAGTTATTTTTCTATACTGCTCTGACAAAACTTGAACCATTTCTGTTTCAAATTCAGGATAAAAAGATTTAAATACATTTAATATATCTCTTTGTGCGTACAATGAAAATATGGCTTCAAATTTAGCAGCTCCATCTTCTGTAAAGAAATAATCTTCTGGTTTGTATATTTGAGAATCTTCGTTATAAATGTTTATAAACGAATTATAATTTAATATACTAGTAATTAATGAATATGGCTCTTTGTTTGTTATATTAGTTTTAGTTCCTAAAATAAACTTAGAATCAACATCACCTATTATATCTAATTTGACAATATTTTCTAAAACAGCTAATTGCAGAGCAGCATATTCAAGTGATTTAAAGTATTTATCAAGATCTTTAAACTCCTTTGTGTTTGTTTCTCCTTTAATCTTTAAAGATTCATATTTGTTTCTTTGAATAGAAACTGCCTTTAATGGTAAATATGTACTATTAGATAATAATTGTTCAGAATATTGTTTTACTAATTCTTTTCCACCTTGCTTATTAAATTGATCTTCTGAAATAGTTTCTTTAAATATTCTTTTCTTGACAAGATCTCGTAATGCTATATCACCGGCTTCTACTATATTACCAGCTGCTACTAAATTAGATTTTTCTTGGGAATAATATTGCATTGCTTTTTGGGTAAATAAACAACATACTAGTTCAGGATTTAATGTATGGGCTAATGATGCAGTCCAAATATTTGTAGTATTACTATTAATATTTATTTTAGGCAATATCATTGATTTCATATTGTCAGCAGTTAAGTTTGTTTCTTCAGACAATATAACAGCCAATTTAAATATTTTACCAAGAATATCACGACTTTCTCTATAGGCTAATTTAGTAAATTTTTCGTTCTCGCTAAACTTCTCAGCAAATGGAACATTTCCTTTGTAAGCTATAGATTCATGAACCATTGACATAAGAGATTTACGCATCACAACTAATCTGCCTAATAATTCTTTAGCTTGCATTGCAGATTCTTCAACTTCAATTTGATGAAGAAGAGTAAACATATTAAATTCGCTATTTTTAGAAGAATAAATAGGTTCTTTATATACTGATTCATTTGACATTTGAAGCATAGTTGGTAAGAATTGAACATCTCCTTTGGTATATTCTGAAAGATTCTTAGGGGCCTCTTTAAAGCCGTTAAAAATGATATCTTCTTTTATAGATGTATCAATACTTCTTTTAAAATATTCTTCCCTAATTCTTTCATCCATTCCTAATTGAATGAATGTCTGTAGAATATAGTTAGACAATTGTTTTTGCGTTGCTTTTTCTCCGAATCTAGGAGTGATTAATTGTAACTCACCATTTTTTAGTTTAACATAAGGGAATATAGTGTAAAGTTTATCTATCACTTATTCTAATGTTTTCACATTAGGTTAGACTATATCTTCAGTATTGCTACTGTTTTGCATTTCGGATTATTATCCTACGCAGCGAGTACGCTGACTTAAATCAAATTGTATTTTTTTTCTCATAGATGGAACTTGATTAACGTATTCTTTTACTAAATTTATAAATTTCAAACCTTCTTTTGTTCCACAACATAAAGAATAACTATTTTCTTTACCGCCTTCATGAAACATATAGAAATTAATATTATAAACTTCTTTAAAATAATCTATTATTATCTGAACTTCTTCCTTTGGCTCACATGTACTTATTTTAATATAAAATCCATGTATTTTACCACTTTTAGATTTGCGAATATTAATATGTCCATCGTCCATATACCATATTGCTATTCCTAAAGGACTAAGTCTATTTAATAATTTTCTATTTCCAATATTTTTAAATGGTTTATAAAAAACTCTTCTTAGAACTTTAATAAAAGGAATTATATTAAGTTGAGTATAATATACTGTAGATCCAGCGCCATATCCCCTTGTCTTAACATAAGATTTTAATCCATTATTTTTTAACCCATGATCATTTAGTTGTTTAATTTTCCATTCTAAATAATCTTTCTGTTCTTCACAATGAGCTATTTTAAATACGTTGTTGTTGCTTATTGTTCCATCTCCTAGCAACATTGCAATTAATAAATTGCGAGAATCTTTATTTATTTTTGTTTTCATACAATTTGTTGTTATCCATTAAGGAAACTTTTGTTAAGTATTAGTCGTTGAACCTTTCCCTATCGGAACTTGGCTGCTGATTACCCAATTCGTTTTATTTTTAAACATTCAAGCTTATCTTTTCAAATTACTTTGTAGTTAAAACGACTCTAAGGGACTCCCAGCAATTAACAAAATTTTACTTCGACATAGATCGTCTATCGAAATCTGATCCTGTAAGTCTAGTCATATCTAAATAAGATACTATTGTATCTCCCATAGACTGAGGTAATATACCAACTATTTCCATTACGTTATTAGATGCAACAGCTTGGTTTGGAATACGAGAAGCTAAAACTCTTCTTAGTTCTGGTTTATTTTCCATCATAGCCATTATCGTTTCATCTGTTGCATTCGCTAGTTCTGGTATTTGATTTCTAATATAATTAGTAGAACATAAACATTCAAATGGCGTTACTATTTGTTTACCATTTTTATTTCGTATTTCATATGATTTCTTCTGAACTCCATTAAATCCATTTTTAAAGAATTTAACACCTTTTTCTTCTAATTGAGATTCATTACCTTTCTTGAAATAATATTGACCATTAGAAGTTTCTCCTACTAAATCCCCAAATTGAGCAGCTATATTATTTGGGGCTAAGAATCCCCATTGAGGAGATTGTATTAGTTGTCCGCCTAACATCTGAACTGTATTAACGGCTTTTCTTGCAGTGGAAGACAACTTGTTTAATATTATGTTCTGTAATGGAATAATAGACATTAATGGTGTCCCGCTTTCAATTGCATCTATAATATCTTGTGTTGTGTTTTCATCAATAAGATACTTCTTAGCAAATTCTCTTTGTTTTTCAGCAAAGTTTTCTTTTGCAATTACTTCTCCGTTCTTATCAACAACTAATCCAAGTTCATTATATATCTTTTTAACTTGAAGATCTCTTAGTTGTTCTATTGCTGTTGTAAGATTATCTTTAACGGTTAATGCATCAACTGATTTATATGATCTTATTTTTCTATTATACATATTTACCGTTGTTCCAGGCTCAAGTATTGTCATCATATTTTCAACAATACCACGCGGCAAGTCCATTTCATGAACTCCATGTTCTGGTGTTGCAGTATGTTCTATAAAAAATCCGCCATCAACATCAAAAGAAGCTTCTAATAACTGCTCTCTGTATATAGAATTTTTAGGATCTAGGAAATCAATTATATCATATTTGTTTCCACTAAAATCATTAGAAATATCTATTGCGTCATGAATGCCAACTTTAATATTAGATGATGGCAATATCATCCTAATTCCTGTATTTTCCATTGTATTATACAATTTAGTTAATACAGGAAGACTAGTATTTTTACCAAGCCAAGGAGTTAAAATAGTCCAAGCGTTTTTCATTAACAAAGGACCACTTGTTTCAAGATTAAAGAAAAATGGCTTAATTGGTTGAAATAAGAATTTCATTTCATTATCACTAACTTCCTCTCCTTTTCTTAATCTTTTTATAATATCTTTCTCTCTCTTTGTAAGCTTTCCTATCCTTTCTCTAAATTTAATAGCTTCTAAATAATGAATATATCCACCACCATCTGTTGCATCTGTATCTTTTGCCATTTCAGATTGATAAACAACATCATTAACTATTAACACTTTTACTTTAGAGCTTTCTCCATTCGGAAAATATGGCCTTATACCAGAAGATGATAATGCATATATTCGTTTAAAATAATCTACAGATACATTGGCCCCTTGATTTTGTTCTCTAGAAAGAATTGCATTATCTTTATTAACATTTTTGTAATATTCAACACCTCCTCCATATAAATAAGATCTTTCTATTTGATCTAATTTATATTTCATTGATGCTGCTACCATATATATTCTTCTTAGTTGGTCTTGATCTGTTTCTTTTGTGATTTCAGATAATTTTTCTAATATTTCATTAGATGTTTTAATGGTTTTATTAGGAACTAAATATTCTTCTATTTGTCTAAGTTCAGAATTTAGTTCTCTATTTAATCTATCTTGAACAAATTTACTAGATCTAAATCTATTTAAATAAGATGTGATATTATCATAATCTTTAGGTTTATAATATCCATGATCTTTATCTTTTTCAAATAAATCGGTATCTTCTAATGCGGTTGTATTATAAAAGAAATTAGAGAATGCATTGCCTAGAAATTTTATATCTGTTAATCCAAGATCTATAGCTTCTTGTAAAGTATTAGTTTTGATTATGAGATCACCTTTTTTACCAATTACTTTTACAAATCCTTTTAATCTAACTGGTTCTGTTGATTGTTCTAATCCTAATGAAGTTCCTTCCTTTTTAGTTAAATAGACAATTTTATCTCCTACAATATAAGGATATTGTTTTGAAGTGACCTTACCCATAACATTATTTGTTGTTTCATTAGGATCGTTCAATTTTTCATAAGCGCCAATAAATCTTAAGACTTCAGCTTCAGCATAATTTAATATTCTTTTAAAAAAGTTAGTGTTTCTTAAATCAGCAGTTTTTCCTTCTTTAACTAATTTAATAGCATCATTTAATTCAACAATAAAAGAATGTCCTCCATTATCGTCTAACAATGTGTTTTCTTCTCCTAAACTTACATTATTTACAGATTTATCAGCAGCATTCGGATATGTGGCAAAATTTCTACCATCTTTTAAATAGTTTAATGTTAAAGATAATTGGTTTGTTGCGAATTCAGATCCAGTTCTATTTTTACGAGTTTTATAATCTTCTGTACCACTATCATTTTTAACTTTATCTTGTAAAACAGTAATTGTTTTTATTGTTCTAGCTTTAGCATCTCGTGCAATTTTATTTAATCTACTAATAGCTGCATATGATTTAGCCCAAAGAAACTTGCTTGATTCTCTAATACCAGATATGAGTCCTAAATACTTCTTTTGAGCGTTAGATGGCTTATTAATTAACTGATCTAAGAATCTTTCAGAATACGATGCATTAGCCTTAGAATAAACCTTACCATTTGGCCCAATTAACATGTTATCTGATTGTTCTCTAGATACTTTTAAATATTTATTCATTATAACACTAAAAATACCAGGACCAAAATCAGATATTTCTGTTACATTAGCTTGATTATTAAAGAACATTGTGGTAAATTGTCCAAGTATTTCTCTTAGATATCTTGCAACGACTGTATTAGATTCATTACTAATAACAGATTTTCCTTTTAGATTTTCATTAATAACATTGTATATAGAAATGGGAGTTATTTCCGTATCCATTATAATATTTAATACTTGAGATACTTTATAAACATCCTCAACAGTTCCAGTTAACTCAGCAGCTATTTTATTTAATCTTTCTCTATAAGAATTAATTGTTTTTAATTTTAATTCTTTATTAGATGAAACAAATCTAGATCTAAATATATTCGCTAGTTTCTTACCAAAAATAGTTTTAATTCTATTGTATTTATTTGTTTCTACAATATCAATACTAGAATCACCATCTTTAAAGGATGTAGCATCTTTATAAATATCTATATAATTAATATTTTCTAGATATAAAGATGTTACAAATTTGCTTTTAGCAATTTTATCATTTCCAAATTCATTTAACATATCTAAAATATTATTAAATGTTGGATCTATTTTTGCTAACTCAGCAATTCTATCTTTTAATTTATCATATACATCTGTATTTCCTCTTTCTCCAGAAACATCAGAATATGTTTTTACTTGAGCAAAATCTTCTATAATAATTCTTAATAGATTCTGCATGTCTGCATACATTTTAAATCCTGTTTCTGGATTTACTGCATCATAAGATATTATTTTACCGTCTTTAATATCAAATGTCTTTTTTGCAATAGAAGCTAATCTAGCTGCTATAAATGGATCTATTCTTGGTTTTTCTTCGCCTCTTGTTCTATCAAACTTTTTTCCTTCAGCGTTTTCTATTTCAAAAGCATCTTCTAGATTTGTTATATCATTTTGAATATCTTCTTCAGTTGTTTCTATCTTTTTTAATTCATCAAATGAATTCCAAAAAGCAACTAATTCAGTACTAAGAGACTGTTTATTAAAAGCGATATCTTGCTCTTGAATATATTCTTTTACATTTTCATCATCTGCTTGGAATACTGGTTCTGACTCTTCTGATTCTAATTGATTTTGTCTTTTCTTTAAAATCTTATTTCTTATTTCTTCATTTAAATAAGAAGCATTAATAGATTCTATTCCAGTGTTATTTATTGCCTTAGCTAATTTAGTAAGTAATGATAAATCTTTAGAATCTAAAGCTTCATTTATTACTTCTAAATCTTTTCTGAAATTCTCAACAACAGATTCGTCGACAGATCCATCTTCTTTAAGCTTAAAACCTGTCTCTAATGGATTTTTTTCATATTGCTGAAGTCTTTCGTCCATTTCATTATAAAGTTGCTCTAATGCATCTTCTAATGCCTCAAATGGAGTTTCTTGGTATTCATATCTTAATTGGAAATAAATATCCTTAGCTCTATCCAAATAGCTATTCATTCTATAAGTTGGGATCATATAGTCAACTTTAGAATATTCTTTTGTCATATTTCCAATTCTAACAGTAATGAAACTATCATTAGAGTCTATAAAAACAGAAGCGACAGACGCATCTGATGACACGTCTGGCACTTCATTTTTATTTTCTTGAACATTTTCTTCTACTGTAGATAAAATATCCTCAACTGAAAGTATAGCTTCACTATTTGTTTTAGCTATGATATTAAAATCAGATAGTATTTTGATTGCTACGTCTAACGAAAGATCTCCGTTAGTATCAGAATCTCCCAATATTCTTGATACCTCAGCCTTAATCTGATTGGCCGCTATGGACGCCCCTCCTTTTTTTAATACTATACAATTACTCATTTTCTAATGTTTAAATTCTTTAATTTATTTCTACGCGCTTGTCTAGTTTCGCTAATATTTGTACTTTTAGACTTTGATTGGTGAGATACACCCCCTGATTGACTAGGACATGATACTTCTTTTTGCTCTTCTTCTATATTTATTTGTTCTATAGATTTAGTTTCCACGGTAGTAGGTGCTTTAATTGTTGGATCTCCATTCTGTTGTTTAGATGTTTTTACTTTATTTTTGCTATTAGTCTTTTCTTTCTCTATGATATCAAAAGAATATGTAAAATCTACTTGTGTGGAAAATAGTATTCTTTTGCCTTTTTGAGTCATATCAGGATAAGAAAGATTATCTAATGAATAATCATCAGAATGTTCTAATATATATTTTAAATCTAAAGGAACTTTAATATGAGAAGCTACTAATATATCAAATAATCTCTTGTTTGTTAATAGTGCTTTTGGATTGCTTTGTATATCCTCTATTATTATAGGATTTTGATTTTCTCCTTCCAGTAGATAAGATAAATTTATTCCTTTATCGGTATATTCTATTTCAATAGGTACAAATTGACCAGAACCAATACTTCTACGTTTTCGTTCTTGTTCAGTCATTCTTTTTACACTATTAGATAAAACAGAAATATCTCCGAATTTAGCTTTTCTTAATAATGTCCTAGACTTATCTTGAAGGCTATCATAAAAATCTGTATAATCAACATCTAAAACAATAGACTTGTCTTTTAATGATTCATTGAACGAATCTATATCGCTTCTGGTTATTTCTATGCCATGAACTTTAATAGGTTTATTCTTAGATGCTTCATATAATTTCAATATATCTTCATTCTTCAATAAAGAAATTAAAGATAACACAGCTTCTTTTTCAGATAATTTTCTGCCTTGAACTTCTATACTGTGTTTTTGATTCTCGATATTGAAGTTTAAGAACACATGTCCCGTTGTGAAATATTGATTGTTTTTAAATCCAGAAAAAGGAATAGTTTCATTTGTAGATGGAGAATATTCAGAATATCCAGTTTCACTATTTTTGTCATATGTAATAATAGAAGTGGTGCTCTTGTCTAATAGCGACTTAGAAACATCTGATACTTTAGTCTTAGGACTTGTAACATTTTTAGACTTTACTCTTTGAGTACTAAAGCTTATTGGATTTACAACTATTTCAAAATTGGGGTCTATATTCTGTTTGTACCAAAGAGCTTTAATTAATTCCTTTCTAATATTAATTCTTTCAATGTTTTTACCATCTATAACCTCATAAGAATTCTGCACTCTTACGGTTGATGATATTTTACCATCTGTATAAGTAATATTAAATGGGAATTCCATTAATGCTTTTAATTTGGCATCTTTATCTCCATCTGATAAAAATCTTTCTAAATATTCACTAAATTTATTAATAGAAATAATATCTCTATCATTAATTAAATCAGCTAATTCTTTAACATTTTTATCTTTACTATCATAAACCTCTTCGTAATATCCAACTTGAAAATTCCCTTTATCAATACCTTTATTTAAAATGTTACTCCAAAAACTAAATATTTCTTCATAATAACTTCTAATATCAGCTGGTAAATCTTCTATATTAAAATTATCTGAAGATACTTCTATTTCAGGATTTGAATACGCATTTATAGATGGAACTAATTCAAATTCTCTTATTATTAATCCATCTTGTTTTGGATTCATTAATAAAGAAACATCTACATTATTATCTTCAAAATACTGAGCAATATCTTCAGGTTTTAAGATTTCAACTTGATTCGTTTTATTATTCTCAAGTCGTACTTCAACGGATCCGCTAGTATTTGGGTCTTTTTGTATTGGATATACAGTATAATCTTCTCCTAAATTTATCCTATAGTTAGTTTGTATTGGATTTACAGCACTTCTTTTAATTTTTGGTATATAACTATCAAAAAGATTTTTAAACCTTTTATATGGAGATTGCGTATCTAAACTGAAGTCATTATTCTCTTCAACAATATCATTAGTTTCTTTTTCTATTTTAGATATAGAAGAAGGATTTGTGAAATATAAATTTATTCCTTTATCAGTCTCTTCAAATGCAACTGCTTTCTTTTCTCCAAATGCATCTACTATAAAATTAAATATACCCGATCTTTCAGATATGGCAGTAGACGGCATTAAATAAACAATAGCACCAGCTTCAAAAGAATTATTTGGAATTATATTACTATTACTGTAATCATAAATTAAAATTTCACTTCCATTACTAATAAAGCCATATTTAGAACCATCTATATCTATTTGTTTTCCTATATTTTTAAAATCAGATATTTGATCTTGATTTATTGGCTTATTATTTGGTTCTTTAAAATCTAATTCATCACGTAATTCCTGAGCCTCGTTAGTTGAAGATGTTATTTGATTTGTGTTTAATTCATTTATAAACGATTCTATTTCTTTAACTATTTTAGAAGGAACTTCTTCCTGCATATTAAAATACAAAGATAAAAAAGATTTTTTATATTTACTAATATTTTTAGTTAAATTTTCGTTAAAAAATGCTATCACATCTTTGTTATTTAACATTAAAGGATTTTTAATTCCTTGTAGTAGATTCAAGATGTCTGAATCAGATAATTTTTGGGGATTTAATAATTTATCTGCCAAATATATATCTGCATCTTTTTGTTTTTCTTTTTTTATTTCATCTAATAGAACTTTATTTCCTGTATCTATTTTGAATCCTTTATAAAAATCAGATATGTATTTAGCTAAATCACCTTTAAAAAACCTATAAGCTAATTCTGCTTTATTAGCAATATTAGAATTTAATATAGCTTTAGCTAATATTGGATTAGGAACATCATTTGGAATATCTAATCCATTATTAATTCTATCTACTAAATCATTTACTTGTATTAAACTATCTTTATATTTTTGATATTCCTCTAAGTCTTGTAATTCTTGTTTTTTAGAATCTTCAGACATTTCTGAATTTTGAACATCTATTTTGGCATCTTCAGTTGTTTGTTCGTTATTTACAACTTTTTTAGCGACAACATCAGCAACAGAGAGATCTTGAATAGTTTCTGATATTTGTTCTGTCAATCCAGTTTGTCCTATTAAATTACCAATAACAGATTTTACTTGTATATCATTTAATAAAGTAGTAATATATGGTTCTATATCTATTTCAGATCTAACGGCTTCAAATAATTTTCTATCTTGTTCTGTTAATTGACTTAGCTTAGATTCAAATACATCTTTATATTTAGCATACTTCTTTTGTTTAGATAATCTTTTTAAAATATTATATTGAAGTTGTTCAGATGTAATTGGATTTCCGATTAATCCTTTTGTGTTTTTAACTATTACTGGATCATTGCTTTTAATCTGCTGTTCTTGATGTATTCTATTTAAATCATCTTCTAGATTTTGATTTATAAATTTATTGAATACTTCATTTACAGATAATAATAGAGCATTATAATTTGTTTTGGATCTGTTTTCGTCCTCAGAAACATTTTTATAAATTTTATCTGGAAGATCTTTTTTAAGTTCATCAATTAATTCAGTAAATGTTTTACGAGTTAATTCATCTTGATTTTGATCTATATATGTCGATTGTATATCATCTAATTTAGATAATATATCTTCAACATTAGATATATTACCGTTAGTTGCTAAATTAGAAACTAAATAAGATATTGCTTGTGTAATTGGCAGTTGATTTTCTATTTCAGAAAATGACATCTCATTTAATTCTATCTTTTCTATATTCTTATGAGCTTCTTCTGCCTTTTTAGCAAGAACACCTTCGGCTTCGTTATCAGCCACAATAGGACTTTCAATTGGCTCAGGAATTTTGGTTTCTTCCGTTTGATTTTGTTGTTCAGAACTTTCTACTGGAGTAGATTCAACAACTTCAGCATTTACATCAACAACATCTTCATTATCTACAACTTCGACATTTTCAGCCTCAGTCATAGCTTGTTCTTCATCTTCTGATAATTTTTCTTCAGCAATTTCTTTACCTTCTTTAGCCGCTTTTTTAAGTTTATATCTATCAGATAAACGCTGTTTTAATTGATAAGCTGCAGGAAGTCCAACACCAACGGCAACTCCACCTATAGCACCAAGTATCGCCGCATCTCTAATTTCTTTTTGAATTTCATCTTTATATAAATGGTCTGGAAGATCTAATTGTTTAATTAACTCGTCTTTAGCTCTTAAAGAAGCGGATGTTTGCCATCCTTCTTCAAATCCTTCAGAAGATGCAACATACAATACTTTACTACCTTTATCAGCCATAAATTTAGTAAATCCATTTTTAGCTGATTGTATTCCTGTATTGCGCATTAAAGAATATACTTTATCAAACTGAAAATATTCAGGAAGTACAAGCATCATATTCTTTAAAGCTACTGTATTGATTTCTGAATTAGCTACAGAACCAAATCTATTTTTAAGCGTATCATATTTCTCGAAATTCTCTGCAATATTAATAGCTTCGTAATCCAAAGCTTCATTAAACGCAGCAAATTCTTCTGGAGACATTCTTTCAACGTCTAATCTAGATATTCCGTTTTTTTGTAAATACTGATCATGCGCTATATCATAAATTAGTTTTAAATCAATATCCTCTTCTAATGATAACTGACCATTTCTATGAAGGTCTAATTTTTTAATCAGTCCATAACCATAAGTTTCTCTTAGTTGATCCATTGATTCATTCATTTCCATCAACGTTTCAACAGATCTAGATCCAACCGTGGCAATAGCAGCTTCAACTTTTTGAGATATTTTCGCGCCAGTTTCAAGAGCTGATAAAAATTGATTAGAATGCTTAAATGCGTTTGCAATAGTAACCGCTTCATCTAATGTAGCAGCATTTGCAGCTTGTCTTACAATAGTTTCATTAGCTCCATGCTGACGCATTATTCTTAAAACAGCAGATCTTTTAGAAGCCTCACTTGCTGTCGCAGACATAACTCTATCTAACTTATTAGCAAATTTAAGACCTTCCTCAAATTTTCCAATCGCTCTACCAGCAATAGCTCCAACACCTTTGCCAACTTTAGATAAAACCATACCTGGAATCATAATAGAAGCAATAGAGGCGATAGAGCCAGAAGATTCTCCAAGCCATTTCAACCACGATGCTCTTCCATTGCCGTTTTGAATAGTCAGAAGTTTTTCAAAATTATCTGTAACTTGATTTAAATATTTAGCTACGGGATTTTGTTCAAAGTTCTCAGCGAAATCACCCTTTGCAACATGATGTATTGCAGATGGAATATCGGCTAATGTAGCTACGCCAGCAGCAACACCAACTGTAAGTTGTGTTCCTATTTTACCTAAAGACCTTAGAACATCTCCTCCAAAAGAAGTATAATCATCTCTTCTTTTATTTAGATAATCTTTATCAAAAGCTAAATCTCCTTGAATACGACCGCCTTCTAATAAATCAAAATCGACTCCTTGTGTTCCGAATCCAGATTCTGATTCAAATGGTATTGGTTCTTTTAAAGCGGCGTTAACTTTAGCTTGATATTCTCTAGCTAGATTGTTTTGTTCATTAGTTAATGATTGTCTAACAATATCTGGATTCTGCTGAATACGATCTAGATATTCACTTATCGCAGCTCCAGGTTTACTTCTATTTATTTTTGCCATTATTTATTAAATATTTGTCTAATGACTTCTGAATTTAATTTCGTAGCCATATCTTCAAAGTCATAATATCTAGGATTAGTTGAATCAATATAATAATTGTCAATTTCTCTACCATTAGGATCTATTTCTGTAATAGAAAATGTTGCCCTGCCATTTTGATCTAATCCATTATTTTCTATTATTAATCTATTACCATTTGAAGATACATCTACAAAACCGAATTTATCTTTGCCAGTTCTAATTACTCTTCCTCCAGTAATTCTATTTAATTCATCTGGAGTTGGTGCTACCATAGCTGTAAATTTCTTAGTATTACCTATCTTGTTTTTAGCAACAAAGTTAATTTGAAATTTATTTATAGCAGGTATAAATTGAGAATTTAAGATTGCAGAGCCAGGTTGATTCAATGCCTTTTGAATATCAACATCTTCTGTTGCATCCTTGCCATCAGCAGTAATCGTTACTTTTCTTTTTCCAGAATCTAAGAATATATTGTTGTATGTATCTTTTAATTCAGATTGTTTCCCAGTAATAGCTATTCCTGTCATTTCAACATTTCCTTTTTTGTCATACAAATTGTCTATAAATCCATTTAATTCTGGAATGTCGCCAAGAGTTTTGCCATTACTTAAAGCATCTACTATTTCTTCTCTAATAATATCATTGAATCCTAATTTTTCTTGATATTCATCTAAAACAGTATTGAATTCATTTGATGAAACTATTTCAGTAATATCGTTTCTAGACAGATCTTTAATATTAGAAGATATAGCTCCTAATCCAGATGAATAAGGGCTTCCTAATGTAGATTTTGTTGAAGGAAGAATAGATTTGAATTCTTTTAATAAATCATTATATATTTCATTTCTAAATTCATCTTTAGTTTTAAGAGCGCTATAATCTTTTCTTAAAAATACATTTCCTATTCTACCCCAAAATCCTTTTTTTAATTCTTCAGAATTAAATCTATTAATCATAGTGTCCCCAACGACAATACCGTCAGAATTGCCTCCAGAATAAATATATTTAGGAAGGAATTTGAAATCTTCCGATCTCTTATAGTTATTAATAGCCGTAGCATTAATAGCCGATCTAAAAGCTCTTTCTTGCATTTCTTCATTAGACATTCTATTAGGATTAACCTGACGCAATAGATTATTTTGTCTATACATAGCTTGAACTTCTGGGTCAGAATTAAAATAATCTGTAAGAACAGCTCTTATTTTTTCAGGACTTCTCTGTGTTGTTTCTGTCAACACTTGAAATGCTGCTGAATTTTCAGGAATACCATAAGCTATAGCCATTTGACGTATTTCAGCAGGAGACGCTCCTCTTTTAATACTAGCTTCAAACTTTTCTATTTTAGAAGCAGTATCTAATGCTAATTTTGCTAAATCAACTTCTTTGGATGGTACTATATCAGAAAAATCATAACCGTTTTTATAATTGTTTTTATAATTAAGCATAGCAAGATTTAACCAGTCTCTTTTAGTATCACCAGAAATATCTTTGTTTTCTAGAATACTTTTTTGTAAAGCCTGATAATTTTTCTTATCCATCATTCTCTGATATCCAATTCCTCCCGGAGAAAAGAATTGTTGATATTCAGCCCTCGCTTGTCTTAATTCATCTATTTCCATGTCCCCTACTCCTTTATTAGTAAGTAGTCTATTGGATAAATCTTTAACCTTTGAGCCTATTCGATTTTCATATTCTTGCCTTGTGTCGTCTTCAGCTGGAGTTAAATAATCTCCGATATCTTGAATAGAACTTAATATATTTCCATATAAAGCGTTTGTGTCAGCCTTCATTTTAATAGGAGCTAACAACTGATCTACTGGCGTAGGGTTAAAATCTAATGTTTCAAATCCTTGTCTTACTGCCATGTTTATTTTCTTTTAATTTTACCACCATATTTTCTCTTAGTAGTTGTAGTTGCAACACTATTTGGAGACATTCCAGCTAACATAGAATATCTTCCATATATAGGAGCCATTCTTTGTATGAAGTTTTTATTTCTTCTATCTTGTATTATTTGTCCTAAATTACCAAATAAACCGCCAATAATAGAAGCTCGTGTGTCTTCATAGTCTCTTCTAGCATCCATATATCTACTTTGATTATCTCTAATAATCTGTTGATTTTGCAATGCATTTCTTTGAGCTGATTGATTATTATATTGGTCTATAGCCATTTTAATTTGATTATCTCTATCCTCTACTTGCAAAGCAGTATCAGCCTTAGCATTTAATTGTCTAGCTCTTAAAGATCCTAAATTAGCTATTAAAGCACCGGGATTACTACCGGCTAAATTCCTTAAAGAATATTCTGCACTTCTAGCAGATCTGTCAATAGCATTAAATAATCTAGCTTTATTAGTTAATCTTGGATATAAAGTTCCAAATTGAGGCAATAAAGGAGTTGAATAATCAGCTCTGCTAGGAGCTTTATTCATACTTAACTTGCTTAAATTACCAGCAATAGCATTAGTAGCTGCTGCTGTGTCTAACATTCTAGCTTTTTTGTCTAAAGAATATTCTTCGTAACTTTCTTTTAATTTAGGGCTTAATCCAGTTAATTGCCTAACTTCAGAAGAAGAAACTTTACTCCAATCAATATTGCCATTTTCATCTATATAAGATGGTCTAGTATATCTATTATAATTGCGTTCAGTAATATTATCTGGAGTTTTAATAGTTAATATATCTTCAGATAATCCAGAAGGACCAAATTTTTCAACACCAGTTATAGATGCTGTTCTTGGCCTACTAATAGTAATTGATCTAGCTGGTTTACTTGATCTTTGACCTATCCCGCTTGAATATCCATAATCATTTATTACAAAAGAAGCGTTTTTAAATCTAGGATCATCATATTGTGATCTTCCTATCAAACCACCTGGAGCGAATTGATTTTGAGGCGTCATATCTTCGCTCTCTTGAACGATCGGTTGTTCTCCAATAGAATCTATTGCCTGTTCATTTTGCGTGTCTAAAACGGCCTGGTTTTCAATATTTGGATCTATTCCATTTGCAATCATTTCAGCATCTTTCTCGGCTTGTTTTAATTCTTCTTGAAGAGATGCCAATCTATCTAGAAATACTTGTTTAGTTTCTAGAGAAACTTTATCTTCTCTATCTTTAAATTTATTATTAATTATTTCAGATGCTTTCGCAAAAGATTTACCTTTTAAAGAATTGGGAAGCCCATATTCTGATTTTAAATTAATATCTTCTGGTAAATAGATTCTATTAGAATATACAAAATCCTTCATTATAGTTTCTCCTTGTTCTACTGTATTCATTGTTCCATTTTCATCACTACCAACAGGTACTCCACCTATCGGATTTTCTTCATGAGTTCCTCCTGTATTAATTTTTATTAAATCGTCATTAGGATTTACTGTCTTAATAATTCCACCAACTGAATATATATTCGTTCCTAATGAATCTGGATATATTTTATTACCAACAGAATTATTAAAATTAGTAGCTTCATTTATTGCTTCTTGTTGTTTTATTGCGCTTTTATCAGCAAATTCTTTTAATTCTTTTTTTCTTTGAGCTCCCATACTGAATATGCCGCCAATACCTTTTAAAGCACCACCAATTAATCCTCCAAAAACAGGAATTCCTTCTGCTATAGATCCAACTGTATTAAATATTCCTCCAGCTGTATCTCCTGCAGCTATTTGTCCAATACCAGAAGCTAATCCACCTGCATTTACACCTCCTAATGCTTGACCAATTCCAGGTTGAGCAAATGTTTTTGGTTGTATAGGCGCTTGACCTTGTATTGGATCTATTAATCCACCTCCGTCAAATTGATTTTGTTTTGGTTTCTTGTGATTTTTAATTATTTTTTTATTTACTTTATTCATTTATTAATAGAAATTTAAATTTAGATTAGACGTAATAT